CCGTCGTGCCTCTGTTGTAGAGGATATCACAAACACTGATTATGCTGGTGAAATCGAAAACTTCGGTGACACAGTACGCATCATCAAAGAACCTACAATCACTGTCTCTGCATACTCACGTGGTGCTGTGGTAAATCCACAAGACCTCGCTGACGATCAGATCACTATGGTTGTTGACCAAGCAAATGCTTTTGCGTTCAAGATCGATGACATTGAAGAGCGTCAGTCACACGTCAACTTTGAGGCGTTGGCTACTTCTTCAGGTGCGTTCTCTTTGAAGCGTAAGTACGATGCTAACGTACTGACTTCTATGGTGGGTGCCGCTGGCTTAACTTCTGAGACTGGTGCATCTGTTCAGCAGGTCACTGGCTTGGGTACTGTAGGTACTCCACTTGACTTGAACCTCACTGCAGGTGGCGACGGCGACAACGCTGTTAACCTCATGCTCAAGATGGCTCGTGCTTTGGACGACCAGTCTATCCCTGAAGAAAACCGTTTCTTCGTTGCGCCTCCTGCGTTCTACGAAGTACTGTTCTCTGCTGGCTCTAAGTTCGCAGAAGTTCAGGTAACTGGTGACGCAACTTCACCACTACGTAACGGTCTTGTTATGCAGGGCAACATCGCTGGCATGAACTGCTACAAGACAACTGCCTTGAACGATTCTGGTACAGACATCGTTACTTTGTCAGGTCTTGGTTCAGGTGAGTTTGCTGTATTGGCAGGCCACATGTCTTCAACTGCAACTGCATCACACATCGCTAAGACTGAAGTCGTACGCTCAACAGAGACTTTCTCTGACATCGTACGTGGTCTTCACGTGTTTGGTCGCAAGGTTCTACGTCCAGAAGCTCTGGTACGTGGCGTTGTAACATTCGCATAAGGGGAGATTGAATAATGGCAACTTATGATCGTACCGTCACTGGTGGCGGAACTGTAGGACATCCGGGTAACACTCCTAAGCCTTACGTGATTGTTTCTCCTGTGTATGACGCAGTGGACAACACTAGCTTGGCTGGAGACGATGTTGTTAAATTGATTGATCTGCCTGCTGATACGATGGTTATCGGCGGAGCTATCGAAGTTCTCGAAGCTTCTGGTAACGAGCAGATCACTCTTGACGTAGGTACTTCAGAAGACGTTGATGCTTTTGCTGACGGCGTTGACTCTGATCCTGCGACGGCAACTCAATATCAGTTCACTCTGAAAGCGGCTGGTGACAACATGGTCACAGCGGCAGACGCTATTCAGGTAACTGTTCTTGACGGTGGTTCTTCAGGATCAGCCGTTCTGCGTTTCCGTGTGATCGCAGTATTGGCAGACGTTTCTAACAACCCTGTCGAATCAGCTACAGTTTCTACTGGAACCTGATGCAATTGTTGGGGGGCCTTCGGGCCCCTTGACTCTTTTTATTTTGTAGTATAAACTCCGATTCAACGGCCCGCGGGGGTAAACCCACATAATGCTCATACCTGTTTTAAGCCAAGACGAAGTTAAGTTCTGTTTAGACAACTGGTCTTCCGATATGGTAGACGGGACAGAAAGCCAGCCTCTGAGTACATACTACAACATAAAAAAGAATACCCAGTCCGGCTCACTCTCGAAAGAAGTCAGACAGCTTGTAGCAGACAAGCTCTACAAGAATACATTTATCGATAGTGTGATCTGCCCGAAAGATATTCACGTAAACTTTTTTAATGAGTATAAAGTTGGCGACCACTACAAGAAGCACGTCGATGCGTTCAAAGCCCACCCGAAGTCTACAAATACATTCTTTGATTACGGCTTCTCTATCTGCCTAGACGATGACTTTGATGGCGGTGAGTTCATCATGGAAACAGAACACACAGAACTCGCATTCAAACCACAGCCCGGACAAGCAGTTATGTTTCCGGTGATCTACCCCCACGGTGTGTTACCCGTAACTCGGGGGTCTCGAAAGTCTTTGATTGGTTGGTTGTCTACAAACGTGTCATACGAACAGAGCTACATTCTCCGTAAGCTCTACGACATCAACAGCCACTTCATCAAAGAACAAGACGAGGGTAATATCCTGAAAGCGACACTCGTTCAGAGTTACCTTAAAAAGCAGTGGGGTATGGCATGACCATCGCAAAGTTTAGTCGTACAAAGTCTGAGATTATTGCCTGCACTACGGATGATCAGGTCGAAACACTCTACACGTGCCCCTCAAACGCCAAAGCCCACATGAGTCTGCTGTTCATCACAAACGCCTCTGCAAACGATACAGATCTTGAAGTCAAGTGGTACCGTGCGGCTGATACGACAAGTTACTTTATCCTCGGTTCTAAGAACTTAGGCACCGGAGAGTTTATTCAGTTTACGGATGCATTTATTGTGCTCGAGGCAGGGGACTACATTACGATTGAGCCCTCCAATACTTCAGGGGGAGGAACCCCCATCATCGATGCCTTCTGTACCGTCGAAGAATTCTTTATACCCGTAGGATCATAGTATGCCACTTAAGAAGGGTAGCTCCCGAGAAACAATTTCTGAGAATATCCGTAGTGAAATGGAACGCGGCAAGCCCCAGAAGCAGGCTGTCGCAATTGCTCTATCTAAAGCAGGTAAGTCCCGTGATAAAAAGGCAATGGGTGGCTACACAGAACGATGGGCAAGAGCCCGTATGGCGTCTGGTGGAGAGAGCCGTGTCAATGAGGCAGGTAACTATACCAAGCCAGAGATGCGTAAGCGAATCTACCAGAGAGTCAAAGCCGGAGGGAAAGGCGGAGCACCCGGACAGTGGTCAGCCCGCAAAGCCCAGATGGTAGCGAAGAAGTATAAAGATGCTGGTGGTGGCTACACGTCATGAAAGCCCCGCAAAAGTCTCTGAAGAACTGGACTAAAGAAGACTGGGGAACCAAGAGTGGCAAGCCATCGACACAGGGTCCGGAGGCGACCGGGGAGCGGTACCTACCAAAGAGTGCCAGAGAATCCCTCTCCCCCCAAGAATACGCCGCAACTACCCGAGCAAAACGGGCAGGAAAAGCCTCCGGAAAACAATTCGTAAAACAGCCCAAGAAGATTGCGGAAAAGACTGCGCGGTATCGTGCCGCAATGGGCGGATACACACAACGATGGAGCAAAGCACGTGGCAATTGATTATCGTGGTGAAAAGTTTGCAGGGTACAACAAGCCCAAGCGAACTCCCAATGGTCCAAAAAAGTTTGCAGTACTCGCAAAGGTAGGCGACAAGGTTCGCCTTATTCGTTTTGGTGATCCAGACATGACAATCAAAAAGTCTGATCCAGAGCGTCGTAAATCATTCCGTGCACGACACAAGTGTGATACGGCAAAAGATAAATTAACCGCAAGATATTGGAGTTGTAAAAATTGGTAATGAAATACGACATGACAGCACTGGAAGATCAACTCATTGACCACGAAGGTCTCGAGCTCAAGCCCTACCAGTGTACAGCAGATAAGCTGACCATAGGAGTTGGTCGCAACATCGAAGATCGTGGTATCACGGAAGACGAAGCACGTTATCTTCTGAAGAATGACATCAAGATCGTAGAAGATGAACTTCTTGAAAAAAAACCCGTGGTTGCTGGACTTGATGCTGTTCGTCAGCGCGTCCTTGTTGACATGGGCTTCAATCTAGGCATTCCAACACTACTCAAGTTCCAGAACATGTGGGCCGCAATCGAGGACGAAGACTTCGAGAGGGCGGCAGAAGAAGCTATGGATTCACGTTGGGCAAAGCAGGTAGGCCGTCGGGCGGAAAGACTCTGTCAAGCGATGGCTACAGGTGAGTGGGTCTAATACTCCTTGACTGAAACCCGTATGATATCTAAACTATACCTATGATAGACTTCAAAGTTTACACATCTAGCAACGGCCCGCTCTCCTCTGAGCAACTCGCTGAAATGGCCGTCAATGAAATTATTTCCGTGAGTGATGATGCTCCACAACCTGTGCGTGATCAGGCTCATATATTCCGGGAGAGGATCAAGATTGTTGTCGCTAAGTATATAGCGCAAGGAATCAACTCCCATCTCAAGTACATGGTACAAAATAAAGGATAATAAACATGGCAATTACAACTGCAATGTGCTCGTCTTTCAAAGAAGATCTTTTGAAGGCACAACACGATTTCACAGCAACTACAGGGCACCAGTTTAAGATTGCTCTGTTCACATCTTCTGCAACACTCGGTGCGGCTACAACAGACTATTCCGTAACCAACGAAGTGTCTGGAACAGGCTACACAGCAGGTGGCGAAAATCTCGCAAAAGCGAGTCAGTCCGTTACTCTCTCTAGCACAACTGCCTTCGTAGATTTCGGAGACGTAACATGGTCTACAGCAACAATCACTGCGAATGGTGCTCTCATCTACAATACGACAACAGGTGGTGGCTCCGGAACTACAGATGCTGTTGCTGTCTTAGCTTTTGGTGGTGACAAGACGTCTACCAACGGTGACTTCGTTGTCCAATTCCCGACTGCGGATGCTTCAAACGCTGTAATCCGTATCGCATAAGGATACATTAGATGGCGTCGTCAGTAGAGTCAGGTGCAATATACGGAATCGGTGTCTACGGCACCGCAGAATACGGTGTCTCCTCTACTACAATTTCTGTAGACGGGACTACTGCTACTGGCTCTGTAGGCACAGTATCTATCTCAGCGGGTAGTACAACAGAGCTTTCTGCCTTTGTCTCTGCTGAAATAATCACGGACGCTCCGGGAATTGTAGGGGATGAGGTAACCGTAACAGGGGACTCCGACCTCGAACTAGCCTCTGTTGAAGGCACTGGTGAAGTCACAACGGTAAGCCAGCTAACAATCAACCGTGTTCCTGTCTCTGGTCTTTCTGCAACTGGGTCTGTCACTACCGCCACGGTTGTTGCCGAAGCGAATGTTGAACCAGAGTCGGCTGAAGCCACAGGGCAGGCTGGCGACGGCTTTAACTTCCAGTCTATCTACTTCCCGACAGGAGTTGAAGGCACAGGGGCAGTCACCACTGTTGTGGTTGGTAACAACGCCTATCCAACATTCACCGGAGTTACCGCAACTAATTCTGCGGGTAATGCTATTGTGAGCACAACCACTGTGATCTTCAACACAGCCAACAAAGACTTTGAACGGGTTGCTTTTGTACAGCCTGATGAACCACGAATTGTTTACGTAAGGGCGGCATAGATGGCACTTAAATGGCCGAGTAAAGACCCAGATGAGCAGGTTGACTACAGCATAGACTGGTCTCGATACCTCGCTACAAACACGATTTCTTCTGTTGTGTGGAAGATTGATGATGCGGATGGTGTTAAGCAAACATGGGTAGCCACTACTATTGTTGATGGTCTACAGTATGTTTCTGCTAGTAATAGCGATACTGTTGCCACAATCCAGCTTGGCTTAGGGACACTGCACAAAACTTACAACATCTACTGCCAGATAACTACGTCTTCCGGTGTCGTCACAGAACGTAAGATTACTCTAAAAATACGGGAGCGTGATTGATGTCGTATAATTTTTTATCTCTCGTAAATGATGTAGCGTTACGTATCAACGAGACTCAGCTAACCTCAAGCAACTTCGATACAGCCACAGGCTTTTACCCACAATTAAAGGAAGCCGTTAACTCTTCCCTACGCCACATCAACCAAGCCCACTTCTTTTGGCCTTATAACCACAATACTGAGGAAGAAACCCTTGCGGCAGGCACTACACGCTATGCACTACCGAACAACGCTAAGTATGTCGACTTCGGTTCTTTCCGTGTTAAACGGGATGATGACCTAGGCATCTCCCGTGGAAAGCGTCTCCGCCAGTTAACGTATTCCGAGTATCTCGATACCTACATCGATCAGGAGTATGAGACAGATACGACTCGTGGCGGTACACCAAACTACGTTGTCCGTACACCTGACCAAGAATATGCAATCGTACCAATGCCTAATGCGGCATACGAGGTTGAGTATGAGTACTACATGGAACCTGTAGATCTGGAGTTGTACTCCGATATTCCGACAGTTCCTGAACAGTTCCGCCACGTGATTGTTGATGGTGCAATGTACTACGCCTACATGTTCCGCGACAACATCGAGATGGCAAATCTCTCGCAGAGCAAGTTTGAAAACGGTATCAAACAAATGCGTACGCTCCTCGTGAACGAAAACGCTTACTTTAGGGCCTTCTAATGCCAGATCGTTGGCAGAGTTTTCCAATCCCATTTACTGGTGGTCTCATGACTAACATGACTCCACTCCAGCAAGGTACCCAGTTTCCGGGCTCTGCTGTTTTGTTGCGTAATTTCGAGCCATCCACTGAGGGTGGCTATCGTCGTATTGAAGGGTACGAGAAGTGGGACGACGCACAGGTAACTGGCGGTGCGGCAACGGTTCGCGGGGTACACTACTACGGTGATGCCGCATACGCCGCAGTAGGGGACGGAGTGTACCGTTCTACAGGATCTGGGTGGACGGAGATCACAGATAGCACATCTTTTCCAGCTTCTACTGCAACGGCAGATGTAGACGGTGCCGTATCTGCTTCAACAACGCTTGTCGTAGATAACAACTCTGGGACAATTAAAGTAGGGATGGTGATTACTGGGACAGGTATTGTCGGAACCGTTACCGTAGCAAGTTTAACTGACCAGAACAACTTGGTGATGTCCTCGGCTCAAACGCTTTCTGATAATGTGAGCCTAACCTTTACGGAAGCTAGCCCCAATATTACGGGCTCCGGTAAAGTACGCTTTGCAAAACACCATTTCGGGGCGTCCGAAGTACTCATCATCACAGACGGTAAC